ACCAAGGTCCATGATCCCACCTTCTTCCATTGGCATTCGTGATTGAGGCATCATCATTCGTGGATCACCCATAGTCATACCACCGCCCATGTAACCTATTCTACCACCCATGGCCAATCCAGATACATCTTTAGATCTCTGTGTTCCAAGGAAAGGATATTTAATTCTTATTGCTTTTAATTTTTCACCTGATGTATCTTTCATAGCTTCTATAACTTCTGCTCTGATACCTTCTACATCTAAACCTTCACCTCTTTGTAAATCTTGTATTTCTTCTGGTTCCATATTACCCATAAGAGCAGTTGCTCCTAATGTTCCTGCTGCAAGACCTGTTAGAAGTTTATTGTCTAATGCAAAGGCTTTAATTTTGCTTAATATACTACCTGTTTCACCAAGATTTTTTACAGGTACTTTATTAAAATTTGCCATTTGTTCTAATGTCAAAGGAGCTTCGCTTCCTGCTGTAGTTAATGAAGTGAGACCATCTGAACCCGATCCAGCAACAGTAGGTGCTGTTTCTTTAGATTTAAACATGTTATCAAAAAATCTTGCATTATCCCCTGTAGGTTTACTAAAAAAAGAACCTGGTCCTGTTCCTTCACCTATTCTTAAATTTAATCCTTTTTGTAAATCTGCTCCACCTAAATATCTAGCACCTTGACCTAAACCATAATTCATTAATCCTGATTTAAGTGATGAACCTATTTTACCTGTTTGATCAAAGCTACCTATACCTGACATCAAACCTGCAGCTAGTGGATTGAATGGTGCAACAAACGGTGCAGCTTTAACTGCTATGTCTGCTATTTCATTTGGTATTAATTTTCTTACTGTCTTTTTTAAAAAACTTCCTATACCATATTGACGTCTACCATCTAGACCCATGATACCACCATACGCTGCCATCTGTCTTGGCATTTGTTGTTGTCTACTAGCTGAAATAGTTTTAATCAATGCTCTTAATTCTTCTTTTTCCATTTCAGATAGACCTATAGTTTCTTCTTTTAATAATAATTCTCTAACTCTATTATTCTCACCACCAGCCATTTCCATAATCATTTGTTCATCACCTGCTTCTTGGTTTTGAATCTGATCCATTTCCTGCATCTGTTGTTGCATGATCATTTGTTCTTCTTGTGGAGACTTAGGACCTTCGTTACCTGTATATTTAATACTAGGTGCGTTAGTTTCTAGTTCTTCTGAAATTTGTATATCTTCTATTCCCATGGTTTTTCTAGTTTACTTTGTTTTACTGAACAAATCAAGAGCAGGCATCATAACATTTACGTCTTGAGCCATTTCTTCTGGTTTAAAACCTTTAGCTTCCCAGTCTTTTTTTTCTTTAAAAAGTTCTCCAGTTTCTTTGTGTCTGTAAGTGGTCTCTACTTTTGCTTGTAGTACTTTCATTATGTTGTTACCTCTTTTTTGATGTTTAAATAACTGATAGCTACATCAAACGAGTCAGAAGTGCTTGATTGTATTGTAAAAGATGTACCACCTTCTATTATTAGTGGTTGAGTTAATAATTCTGTTGTAACATTAGCTGTAAGTGCCGCTGATTTAATAGCTGTGATACTATTATTTGTAATGGTGACTGTAGGTGTACCAGCAGCTGTAACTAATATAGATTTTATAACATATGTTTCACTAACTAAAGGATTGCCAGATCCTAATGGTGTAAGTGCATTGCCTGTTGTATCATTGTCTATACCTGCAAATTTATATTGGTTTACTACTGCCATTAATCTAAAAAGAGACTTCTAGCCTCTATCTCCTGTTTTAATTCTTCTTGAAATGTTGTATTTAATTTCTCTAACACAGCATCTAAATCTCTAACTAATGATTGAGATATGTCTTGATCATACTCTTCACTTGCTCTAGTTAATGTTTGTACTATCTTTGCCATTATAAACTTGCAATGCCTCCTCTTCTAAACGGAGTTCCTGCGGTGTCATCTGAAAAATCACTTGCGCTCATATTACCGCCACCTCCACCACCACCTTGATAGTCTGGTCCTGAATAAACTGTATTATCTATTTTAACACCACCAGCATTTATTGCATTTTTATCAAAATAGTTTTTTGCAAAATCTTGTTTAGCTAAATTAAATTTATTTGTTCCTGAATAATTTGCATCTTTTGCTAACGTTCCCGTGTAATTACCAAAAGCAGAAACGGGGTTTCTACCAAAAGGATCTTGATTTAAATTACCTGCTCTTAAAGCACCATAATAACCGTAAGGATCATTAGGCATGTTAGCTCCGCCTACTGTAAAACTTCTATTAAATTTATTGCTTGCAGAATCTTTTGGCAAATTTGATAATACAAAACCTAATCCAGGCATAATTATATTTCCAATTCCACTAAGAGCCATTTTACCTAAATTTATTCCTCTGTCTTTCATAGAAGTTGCAAAATTTCTAATAGAACCTATTCCTTGACCTAAAGGAGATTGTCTAAGTTGATCATATGTGTCTCCTAAACCTTGTTTAGCATCTCTAAAAAGACCTCCTTGAAGAAAGTCTCTATTAAGTTGATCTCTAATTCTGTATTGAGGTTCGTAATTTTGTTGTTTTTTTAACATTTTCATAATTCCAGAAGATAGTTCAGGAGTATTATAATTTACATAAGCGTCTGTCATTATATTATTGGCATTTGCAGTAGGTTCAAGTGATCTTATTAAATTTTGTACATCTTCTCTATTTTTATAATTACCTACTTCTTCAGGATCATATCCCGCATCTTTTAATCTATCTAATTCTATTAAATTAAAACCATATTCACCTTCAGTTGGAGAATCATATGCCCCTGCAGTTTGCATATTACCTATATCTAAATTTCCTAGTCCTTGATTATAAGGATCGTCATTATAATTGATAGCCATTATCTTCTTCCTCCAGCTTGTATATCTAACCTAAAAGTTCCTAATTTCCAACTAGTATCGACCGCAGTGTTTGATATTGTAAGAGCAATAGCTCTACCTCTAGCCCTGGTGTCTACTTTTGTAGTGGTTGGTGTCAAAGTAAAAGGTCCTAATGGTGAGCTTGCTGCTGTATCATTTGGATAATCCCTAACTTCTAATTGAGCAAATACGTTATTTTGTTGTAAAATAAAATCAGGCACAATTCTACTAATTCTCATAATATTTTCTCCATCACCTCTGAGATCAGCCATGTTAGTAGCTGCACCTCTGACCACTTTTTGTGTAATATCGTAATCACCAGATGTAATGTTAGCCGGTATGGCTACAGCCGTGGTCCCTGCTTCTTGTTGATTGACTCCTGTTTCGTGTTCAAAATATATTGTAACTCCTTCAGTGTTACCAGTCACATCAAACGATGCATCATCGCTGGCGTTATATTTTGTTGCATGTGGTAAACCAAATACAGCAGAATCTTGCCAAGTACTTCTTGGAAACAATGAACTTGCATTTGTAAACCATATAGGTCGTTTTGCTGTTGAGTCTAAGTAACTATAAGTCACCGCTCTATTAACTACATTAGATGTAGTCGTTGGATAGAACCAAGTAATCTCTCCAAACAAGTTATTGATACCACAATAAACTAATTGATTAGATGTTGTGTTAAGGTCATCATAAACATAATCCTCAACCAGACAATCCATTGATTCTAGTTTACCGGTAAACCTAAAGAAACCATTATCAGACATCCAATACGCTGCACCATCAACTTCAACGGCTGCATTCATACCAATTAATCCACAGTTAGTTCCAACTTGCTCGAAGGCAAATGTAAATGGAGTTCCAACAAATCTCATAGTAAACATTGCGGTATCACTCCAAATGTATATTGCATTTCTACCAAGTGTAGCACCCATGATCCGTGATCCAGAGGCCAGTCTTTGTGTACCCGCACTATTGATCGCTGTTGGTATATAGTCTTCTATATTTTCTTGTGATGAAAATCTTATAAACATATCATCTTGTGATGTCTTATCTCCAATTGTTTTTTCTGTTCCAAAAAATACTAAGTGACGGTCGGGAGTTGATACCAACATATCACGTGATGCTGTTGGTGCATTAGGAATAATAACTGCTCTAGTGCTTGTTGCGTTTAATGCATCACCATCCCATTTAAAACATTCACCATTATGAATTAATGCAATAAGAGTTGTACCTAAATTGTCCAAGGACCATAATCCTGGATCTGTTACTGAGTCTGTGTTCGCTGCTGGAGATCCCCAACCTGTAAAAGAAGATGTGTCTGTAACCGTTACACCATTATTGTGAGCTGCTCTAGTAGTTCCTCTTACGGCTCTTGTTATACCTGTAATCTTATTTCCACTTACTCCTGTGTATGAAATTTCTTCTGTCCCTACTTTAATAAAATTTGTACCTGTAGTCGGAAAACCTGTCGTACTACCAATAGTAATTTCTGT